ACTATGATGAGGTGAAACTCTGTAACTATAATAGAAACAGTAAGTTACAACGATTTAAAATTAAGTAAATTAGATAAAAAACTGGACAAATCATGACTAGAGCAGCAATTGACTTAGATTGGCTTAATAGCCAAATATATGAATTAAATTTTGCCATACAGAAAGGTATTTTCGATAAAGAAACAGAGCCTTTATTTGAAGCAAAATTAGAAGTACTTGAGTTGATAAGAACTCAGTGTAAAGACTTGACTGGTTTTACTGTTTATAACTCACTAGAGATGGAGCAACAATCAGAGAGAATGGATAAATTAGGAGTGCCAGATAATTCATTCTTTGAGCAAAGGGTAAATGCGATTTTATTAGAAGTTGAAAATAAAGATAAATGGTAATGACATTAAAAGAATACATCACCTCAGAGTTCGGTATAGTACCGGATGAGGTGCAATTGGAGCAGATACGGGAGATTGTGGTAGGTAGATTATCTCAATCCGAAGTAACAGAAATTTATAAATCTCTTCAAGGATTTAGAAGCAACCTTAGCCAATCTTTCAATGAAGCAATGCAAAGGTCAAATAGAATTACAGAAATTTTTAAATATGAATTGAGAGGAGTTAATTCATTTGACCAAACGCAAACGCCAAGTTCGGATAACGGAACTAATTTCGTTGCTCAAGCGTTAACTGTTCAATTGAAACAATTAACACCAACGATGCACAAAAACTTTAAGTTGATTGCATACGGAAGACCTAGCGTAATTGTTAAAAATAGAATGGATCAATTCTTTTTTATGGGTATTGAATACGGTGCGTCAATGACGGCAGGTTCTATTGTTACAGGTGCGCAAATGGGCGACATGTCTGGTTATAATATTACTTTAACAGCGAACGAGCGTATCCCTGCAAACTTCTTAAATTGTACAACTGAAGCGGGGTTGGTTGCTTTACTTGACGACGCAACGGTAGTTACTGATTAATATTACTTTTTATTGGTTTTAAAGAGGGAGTTTAGCGACTCCCTTTTTTCATTTTAAAACAAAATAGAAACTTTTAATTATATAAGTATGCAAATAGTAACAGTAACACAACCTCAGATTTTAAGATTGATGCTAATTAGCGGAATTGATGAAATTGTGTTAACTGACGAAGCGGAAAACGTTCCTACAATTTATACTGAATTTACAACGGTCGACAAAGGTTATTATTACGAAATTACAATTGATTTGGATTTAGTAAATAATAGGTTTTATAAAATCGAAGCGAAGTTTGAAGATACTTTAATTTGTTACGATAAACTTTATTGCACCGATGGAATTGATAACAGATTTACGCAAAGAGTTACACAAAATACGTTTATAACATTATGAGTAATAATAATAATACTTTCGTTTTAAATTTAGCGGAATACGAAGCGCCGAAAATTATCGAGTCTAAACAAAAAGATTGGGTAACATTTGGAGAAAACAATTCGTACTTTCAATATATTATAGACCGCTATCGAAATTCGACCACCAACAACGCCCTTATTAACGCGATAACACACTTAGTTTACGGACGTGGATTGAGTGCATTGGATTCCGCTAAGAAACCTAATGAATGGGCATCTTTGTGTGCTACAATTGACAATGAAGATTTAAAGAAAGTAATCTTTGACCGTAAAATGTTAGGTCAATTTGCATTCCAAGTACATTATAACGATAAACACGATAGAATAATTAAGGCTTATCATATGCCTGTTAACTTACTTCGTGCTGAGAAATGCAATAAGGATGGTGAAATTACAGGATATTACTATTCAGATGATTGGAGTGATACTAAAAGCTATGCACCCGTAAGATTCCCTGCATTTGGTACTTCAAAAGAAAAGGTTGAGATTTTATACTCTAAGCCTTATGCGGTTGGGATGAAGTATTATGCTTATCCAGACTATCAAGGAGCTTTACCTTATGCACTATTGGAAGAGGAGATTGCAGATTATTTAATCAACGAAGTACAAAACGGATTTTCAGGAACGAAAGTAGTTAACTTCAATAACGGTGTTCCAACTGAAGAGCAACAAAGCGTGATTACTTCCAAGGTGATGAACCAACTCACGGGAAGTTTAGGTAAAAAAGTAATCGTTGCATTCAATGATAATGCTGAAGCTAAGACAACCGTTGAAGATATTCCACTAAATGATGCACCTGAACACTACACATAGCTTTCGGAGGAGTGCATGAGAAAGATTATGTTAGGTCATAACGTAACATCTCCGCTATTATTTGGAGTTGCATCCACAAACGGATTCTCAAGTAACGCAGATGAACTAAGAAACTCTACTATCTTATATGAAAACATGGTTATTCGTCCATTACAGGATGAAATCATTGCAGCAATTGATAAGATAATTAACTTCAATGGTATCACTTTAAGACTTCAGTTTGTTAAATTAAATCCATTAGATTCAGCAGGTGACTTAACATTACAAGGAATCAACAAAGGATTGATTGATGCAATTACAAACTTATCTCCATTAGTAGCTAACAAAGTAATTGAAACATTGACTCCAAATGAAATCAGAAGCATCGTTGGATTAGAACCTGAATCAGGTGGAAGTGATTTGAATCCTGAATTGTTAAGCAAAGTAAACACGGATTTAGAAGAAATCTTAAACAAGGTTGATTCTGATGAACTATCTGAAGAATGGGTTGAGGTAGATTCAAGAGAAGTTGCAGATGATGAAGATGAATTAGATAATGCTTTATTGAATGCTGAATTGGAATTAGAACCAAGCAAATCTTTGTTATCTAAACTTTATAATTTCATCAGTACAGGTAATCCAAAACCAAATCAAAAGAGTTCACAGGATAAAAAAGTAGGTGATTTAAAATACTTCAAAGTTCGTTACCGATATACAGGTAATAAAAATCCTGATAGAGCATTTTGTAAAGCCATGATGTCAAAGCAAAGTAGACTTTTCAGAAAAGAGGACATTGAAGAAATGAGCAAGCGTGCAGTTAATCCAGGCTTTGGAGAAGGTGGTAAAAATACTTACGACATATTTAAATTCAAAGGTGGAGCAAGATGCCATCATAAGTTCGAACGTGTAACATTCATGCTTGATTTAAATAAAATTGAAGATGGATATGCACAAATAGGAACTCGTGCTGCTGAAGTAAAAGGATTTAAAGTAACTAATCCATATGAAGTTTCAATCTATCCTAACAATCTACCTTTAAAAGGATTTAGCCCAAAAAATAAAAACTTACCATCAGACGTTAAATAATGGCAGAAGCACTATTCATAACACGCAACGACATCGTTAAATTCACAGCATTGAATGGTAACGTTGATGTAGACAAATTCATTCAGTTTGTCAAGATTGCACAGGACATTCACATTCAGAACTACTTAGGTTCTAAACTATTCCAAAAGCTACAAGCTGACATTATCGCAGGAACTCTTGCAGGTAACTATGAAATGTTGGTTGAAACATACGTTAAGCCAATGTTGATTCATTGGGGTATGGTTGAATATTTACCTTTTGCAGCTTACACAATCGCAAACAAAGGAGTTTACAAGCATTCATCTGAGAACTCTGAGAACGTAGATAAAAACGAAGTAGACTATCTATTGGAGAAAGAACGTTCAATAGCTCAGAACTACACGCAACGTTTCATTGATTACATGAGTTTTAACGATAACCTTTATCCTGAATTTAGGGCAAATGTAAACAACGATGTATATCCTGATAGTAACACAATTAATATAGGATGGTATCTGTAAAATCGCAACGTCCAAAAGGCGTGGTCTATAAACCTAAAAAAGAGAATGTAAAGAAACTACAAATCTTCCTTCAGAAATTAAAACAAAATGAAAACTAAACTTTCAATATTCGCATTCTCTGTTTTGACAATACTCGCACCTGTAAAACCTTTGGTTATAATCGCTATTATGTTCATCATTTTAGATACTGCTTTCGGAATATGGAGAAGCGTAAAGAAAAACGGATGGTCATCAATACGTTCACGCAGGCTTTCACACACGATTTCTAAGAGCCTTTTATATAGCGGTGCGATAGTTTGTATATTTCTACTTGAAAAGTACGTTGTAGCGGATTTATTAGGGCATTTCATAGCAATTGACTTACTATTGACCAAAGCATTCACAACGTTTTGTGTATTTACTGAGATTAAAAGCATCAATGAAAGCTATCATTCAGTTACAGGAGTTAATGTTTGGGATAGATTTATTAAGTTTTTAAAACGTTCTAAGGAACAAATGGAGGATTTAAAATGAAAAAGTTAGACATTCAAGAAATCAAGCAAGTACGTTTAAGTGACAATCAGTATTTTGCTGAGGCTTCACCTAAGACACAAATCTATCTTCACCATACTGCAGGAAATGGAAATGCTGAAGGGGTTTCTCGTTATTGGAATGGTAACGATTCACGAATTGCAACTGCATTTATCATTGGTGAAAACGGAACTATAGTACAATGCTTTTCATCTAAACACTGGGCGTGGCATTTAGGGATTGACCAAGAGGACTTTGCTCGTAATGGTGCGAAGTATTCAAACCTAAACAAACTATCAGTTGGAATTGAAGTTTGTAACTGGGGTTATCTTAAAAAGAAAGGTGATAAGTATTATAACTATGCAGGCGGTGTTGTGAATCCATCTTACGTTACTGAATTAGAAACTCCCTACAAAGGATATAAGTATTGGTACAAATACTCTGATGCTCAAATTGAATCACTTCGTCAATTAGTAGTTTATCTTTGTGATACATACGACATCCCTAAGGAATACAGAAGCGAAATATGGGCAATTGACAAGGAAGCATTCAAAGGAAGCAAGGGAATCTTTACACATAACTCAGTGCGTAAAGATAAATCAGATATGTATCCGTGTCCAAGAGTAATCAAAATGCTTCAGAGCCTATGAGATACCTCATCTTAGTTTTATTACTTGCATCCTGCTCAGCTAATTACCATCTGCGTAAAGCAATGAAAAAAGGCTATCGTTGTGATGAAATAGGAGATACAATTACGATTTCATCAATTGACTCAATTCCGTACGTTTTAAGAGACTCTATTTTTTGGGAGAAGGTAATTGTTCAGAAAGATACAATCGTGCGTTATAAGACTTCCTATGTGCCAAGAACGAGGTATGAGACTAAGGTGGATTATAAGTACAAAACCAAAGTGGTAAATGCTGAGGTTCAAAAGGTAAAGTTTCAAAATAAATACATCACAAAATACAAAACTCGTTGGATTTTTGTTATTATTGCATTCATAATTGGATTCCTAACAAGGTTGTCCTTAAGTGAAACTTTCAGAAGTAGGTTAAAACTTCTGCCTAAACTATTCAAATGAATAAACAAACACGATTCCGATTACAAGAGGATGAGATAGAAATCTTAAATTCTTATCGGGCAATTAAATTAGAGTCTAATGGACTTGGATTAGACGACAGAGATGTAAAACACGGATGGATTAAAAATAAACACGCATCTCTATTCTTCAAAAATCCCAATTTCAAGGAAGCAGAAGAGACAAACTATAAGGAATTACAGGAAGCTATCTTAAATGATATAAAAGAATTTAAACCTTCTTATCCAACTATATTTCGGAATCCTTCAACAGATGGTCACTTGTTAGTGATAGACCCTGCTGACATCCATATCGGTAAGTTATGTGAAGCATTTGAAACAGGTGAAGATTATAACAATCAGATAGCAGTTCAACGTGTGAAAGAAGGTGTTCAAGGAATCCTGAATAAAAGCTCAGGGTTTAACATTGATAAGATTCTGTTCATAGGCGGAAACGATATCCTTCATATTGACACTCCTAAACGTCAAACTACTTCAGGCACTCCACAAGATACAGATGGAATGTGGTATTCTAATTTTCTAATCGCAAAACAATTATATGTTGACATCCTTGAAACACTTTTGGCAGTTGCTGATGTTCACTTTACTTTTAATCCTTCCAATCACGATTACACACACGGATTCTTTTTGGCAGATGTTATACAGACATGGTTTAAAGATTGTGATAACATTACTTTTGATTGCTCTATTGCTCATCGTAAAGGGTTCTTGTACGGAAAGAATCTAATTGGAACTACTCATGGAGATGGAGCAAAACACGGAGACCTACCTTTGTTGTTAGCAACTGAGTTCCCTCATGAGTGGAGCTTATCTAAGCACAGGTATGTTTACACGCATCACGTTCACCATAAAACAAGTAAAGATATAATGTCAGTTTGTATTGAATCACTGCGTTCACCATCAGGAACTGATTCCTGGCATCACAGAAATGGATACCAACATTCACCAAAAGCAGTTGAAGGCTTCCTTCATCATAAAGATTTCGGGCAGGTCTGCCGAATTACTCACATATTTTAGTATATTTGTGCTTTCATAGCTAATTAGGTTTTAAGAAAGGGTTGACAGTTGAAAGCGTTGACCCTTTTTTTGTACCCATTCGGGTATAAATAACCTTTATTTCTTTACATTAATACCTTTTCGGGTATAAATTTTCCCAGTAAAATCAAGGATTTATAAATTATTTGGTTAAAAAGATAAAAATAATTGTTAAAAAGTTTGGTAGTTTATATTTATGTGGTATCTTTGTAAGGTCAATGAGGCACAAACAAAATTAAAAGCTATGAAAACAACTAACACACAAACA